GAGACAAAAGAAGTGGACATCAAGCAGCTTTCCAAGAGGCTAAGAGGGAAGTCCAAGGCAAAGAAAAGGCTAACATATTCCTTTAATCCGATCCTGCGCTCACACTGGATCTGCAAGAAGTATTTCGGCGGGTGGCAAGATGGGGATAAAGAGTATAGGGACGAGAACCTGATCATCCTCAAGACCACATACAAGGACAATAAATTTCTTGAAGTCGATGATATTTATGAACTAGAGAACGAGACGGACGAGTATTATTTCAATGTGTATACCCTCGGCAACTGGGGTGTTCTTGGGGATCTCATCTTTAAGAACTGGCATGTTGAAGATCTGACGGACCAGATACCGCATTTCGACAATATCAGGAACGGGCTCGACTTCGGTTTCTCCAACGACCCGACAGCATACAACAGAATGCACTTTGACCGGATGAGAAAGAAGATTTACATCTTCAGGGAACTTCATGAATTCGGCAAGACGAACCCCGACCTCGCAGTATTGCTCAAGCCGATTATAGGGGATGAAACCATAACCTGTGATTCAGCAGAGCCCAAGAGCATACAGGAATTGAACGATAATGGAATAAATGCTTATGGCGCTGAGAAGGGGAAGGACTCCGTTATGTTCGGTATTCAGTGGCTGCAGCAGCATGAAATAATCATTGATCGGTCATGTCAGCACACCATTAACGAGTTCCAGACATACCACTGGATGAAGAACAAGGACGGCGAGGCATTGAATAAGCCGGTTGACAGGTACAATCATCATATTGACGGTATCAGATATGGTCTTGAAGAGGACATGCGGAATATAACAGCAGACATACAGGCAACGTGCGAATCTGAAGCGGCACAAGGAGATTGGTAATATGGCGATACTCGACATCTTTAAGAAAAAGGCAACTGAAGCACCGCCGGCAGAGCAGCCGATCAGCAGCCCGAAGAAAGGGGAACTCGGCTTTTTCGGGTCAATGATATACGGCGGTGATGCATTCCAGTATTACAACCCAGATATTCTCCTTACGAATAAGGGTCCGCAGGTATACAAGAAAATGATGTTGGATGACCAGGTAAAGGCGGCCATGAGGTTCAAGCAGTATGCCGTTATTTCCAGGGGTTATTATTTCGATGTTGACCAGGACGAAGAAACCGGAGAGCCTGACAAGGATCAGCAGGAAATAGCTGATTTCTTTTATGCCGTGATAAAACATATCAGGGGATCATTCACAGACAAGCTCATACAGATCTTAACCAGCATGTCAAGCGGGTTCAGTGTCAGCGAGAAGGTTTATGAGCCGTTCTTGTGGAATGAGAAAACATGGTGGGGAATCAGGGATATCAAGCTGCGTCCGTTCGAAACATTCAACGGGGGCTTTCAGCTTGACCCATACGGCAACATCCTTGAACTTGAACAGGTGGGTATTGCAGGGGTGGCAATCCCTATACCCATGAGCAAGGTGATTCATTTCGTTCACCAGCCGGATATTGACCCGATATATGGGGAAAGTGATTTAAGGTCATGCTATCGCAATTACTGGAGCAAGGATATCGTTATCAAATTTCAGAACATACACCTTGAGCGCCATGCGTCAGGGTTCATATGGGCGAAGGTGACGAAGAATCTGAGCACACCAGATAAGACAAACCTTGAGAACGTCATGAAACGTATATCGGCGCTCATGGCCGCTATAGTCCCTGAAGGGGTTGACTTGAATTCCATGAATCCCATGAGGACAGATGCATTCGAGAAGGCCATTGCACAGCACGACAAGGCGATCTCCAAGAGCATTCTTGTGCCTAACCTCCTGGGCCTGTCAGAGCAGGGACAGACAGGAAGTTATAGTCAGTCGCAGACTCAGCTTGACGCTTTCTTCTGGATACTCGATCAGATAGCGAATCAGCTTGCAGAGGCATTGAACGAGCAGTTATTCCGAGAACTGGCATTGTGGAACTTCGGGACAGATGATTTCCCACTGTTCACATGGGAAGAGATCTCGGATGAAAAGAAGTTCGATATTGCAAAGGCATGGACTGAGCTTGTCAAGGGCGGATCCGTGACGAAGTCTGATGCTGACGAGGCATATATCAGGCAGCTTATCGGGTTCCCTGAAAAGTCAGAGGATACAGAAGAAGAGATACCAGGAAATGAGATATTCCCTGGTGAGGGCGGGGGGCTTGAGGGTGAAGACGAAGACATCCCCGACAACGAGGAATGGATTGAAGGGCAGCCGGAAGAGAAGCAGGAGCACATACGAAGGGAGTTCGCAGAGAAACCGTGGATGAGAAGGGTTGACTTTTCACGCATAAAGCGTAATTTAGATAGACAAGACGAGGGGTTAATTGACGGTCTTTCCGTTGTAATGGGGCAAATCAGGCTTGATATTGAAAAACAGATCGAGAAGCTGGTAGGCGATAGAGCCGTACAGAGTTTGAAGCCCAAAGAGATGGAAGAGATTAAGATTAAACCCAAGCATATGTCGGACTTAAGGAAGACCCTCAGAGCAGGGCTTACTTCTGCATTTGATGAATCCTATGAAACCGCACTCAAAGAACTTCCCAAAAAGCTGAATTACAAGCCAGGCATGGACAAGACGCAGGCAGAGAAATTCCTTTCTTCCAGAACCATGAGGATTGCGGGGGTGATAAACAATACTACCCTGGAAGCAGTAAAGAGGGTCCTTGAGAATGGTATTAAGTACGATAAATCATTGCGTGGCGTCATAAAGGAGATAGGGGAAGATACGGACCTGAAAGCATTGCTTCCCGATATTGATGCAGCTGGAAGACCTGTCAATGTGCCTGCCAGGATCGAGAACATTGCGAGGACGAACACGGCACATGCAATGAATGAGGCAAGAACAGCCTTGTTCGGAAAGCCAGAATTTAGGGGTTTTGTTCAGGCGTTTGAATATTCGTCAATACTGGATGATAGGGTGTCCGATGTGTGCGAATCACTCAACGGACGGATTCAGAAGGATTGGGGCGCATATACGCCGCCTAACCATTTCCAGTGCAGATCGTTGCTTATTCCGGTAACGGTCGTTGATGAATGGTCTGGCAAAGAGGACAATATACCGTCCTCAGTGAAGCCGCAGAAGGGGTTTATGTGACCGATAAGAAACCCGAAGATCTTAACCAGTACAAGGATTGGAAAGAGCGCACGGAAAAGGCAGGGGGCTCCCTGTCTTTTGACGTTCCTCAAGATGATATTGATATGATTGAAAAAAAGGAACTGGAGGATTTGGAAAATGAGTAAACCTTTGACGGTATTTTTAGAACTGGTCGGCGGCGTGACGTTTCTCTATGGGGTGCTAGGATCTCCTATGCATATAGAGCCTATGATTATCGGCGGGGGGATGCTGCTTGCCGGGATTGTGGGCGTCAGAAAAAGAAAGAAGGGTGGATGATAACACTAAAGACGATTACCACGATTGAACTGTCAAACGCATGTAATCTATCATGCAGATATTGCATTAACCGATTAATGAGAAAATCCGGTGTCCGTGACATCGGCATAATGTCAGATGAAACCTTTGAGCGGTGCCTGTACTGGCTCGATATCCTTTGCAGGCACGGCACACAAAAAGAAGTCAATCTCAACGGAAATGGTGAGTCCTGCCTGGACCCGAAGCTGCCCGAGCGTATCAGGGCGGTCAAGGACGTTGTCGGAGAGCGCAGGGTATGCATGTGTACCAACGGCGTAAACATGACTGAAGACCTTGCATTCAGGATCAAGGACGCTGGCATTGATCAGCTTGACCTTTCTCCTCATAGCCCGTACCACGCACGAAAAGCTGTTATCATGATGTATGGAAAGGCGGGACTTCCAGGCATTGTCAATGGTGGGTCTATCCTAACGAGCCATAACTGGGCCGGTCAGCTTGAGCCTGAGAACAGCATTGACATGATCTATACCAGCAGATGCGATCCGCTCATTGATGGCAGGGGATACATACAGAAAGAGGGAAACGTATCTCCATGCTGTTACGATTATCGGAATCTCGGCACGTTTGGCACGGTCTATGATAATGATCTCCTGCAAAAAGAAATAAAGCCCTATATCCTCTGCAAGACCTGTCACCAGAAGATACCGGAGGGGCTATTTGATGAATAACCCCAACGCAAAATTCATAGACGGTTCCTGGTACGAGGAAGAATACCGGGAGAAGTGGTACAGGAAGACGTATATTGACGAACCAGAACCGCAGTGGGCCATAGACTGCAACCAGTATGGCGTTGACTTCATGACTCTTGTTTATGGGCTCGGCAGGGATGCCAAGATTCTTGATTGCGGGTCCGGTGTAGGAAGGATCATGCAGGCATGGAAGCGGAGAGGATTCTTCAATGTCCACGGCATAGAAATCTCGGGTTTCGCTGTCAGGGCAGCCAATGAACCGAACATGATACAGGGTACGGTTGCCGATATGAGTAGATACCGGGACAAGCAATTTGATCTTGTCTCATCCTTTGCCCTGCTGGAGCATATAGACGAATCAATCGAAGACCAGGTCATAAAGGAAATGCTCAGAGTTGGCAAGAGGCAGGCTCACTTCATGGCGCTGGATAAAGGGACAGACCCTTTTCATATCAATATGAAAACAGCTATGGAGTGGGGGAAGGTGTTTGCGAGGCATGTCACAGGAGAGATAAACATCATTGTTCTGAGGGGCCCTTTAATGGAAGAACCTCTTTTACTGGTCTTCCACGGAGACGAAGGAACGCACCCGCTGAATAATACGGTTGTGCAGATGAGGGATGGGAGCGCATGAAAATAACCACAATCAACAGCATCGAAACATCAAGCATCTGTGACCGTAAGTGCCAATACTGCCCCTGCAAGGATCAGGGCAAGCACCGGGAAGTCGGGCTTATGACCATGGAGGTTTTCGAGAAAGCCATGGAATGGATACTGTACTTCTCGCGACAAGGCACTCAGCAGGAGCTTAACCTCTTCGGCGTAGGTGAACCTACCCTGAACCCCTTGCTCCCTGAAATGATCGAATTAGCAAAGAAAAATATCCGCATCGGTCAGCCTGTCCATATCAATACCAATGGTCAATGGATCGATACGAGCACGACAAAGATCACTGAAAAGGAGCTTGCCTATGTATCGAGATTAAAGAGGGCGGGCATCAGCCATATAGATTTAACAGGGCATAATGCCTTTCGTACAGCAAAAGCAATTCGGGTCTTGCAAAGTGTCAATATTTCTGGTCAGCTTTCTATTGACTACATAACAAACCCCAACACATGGGCGGGTCAGGTTGAATGGTTCCCTCCCCAATACAACGCTGGCCCTTGCCCATGGCTCTTACGGGGCCAGGTTATGATTATGAGTAACGGAGATGTAACAAGATGCTGTATAGACGCATTCGGAACCGGAGTCATGGGTAATGTTATGACCGATGATCTTTCAAAGATGAATTGTACCTCGTTTGCATTGTGTGAGTCCTGTCACCATGACATCGGACAGGCAGAACAAAGGAGAATTATACTGTAAGGCAGTGAAAAAATAAGATCGCCTCAAGCGGCCACTTGGGGTGATCGCAAAAGAATACAAGGCGGCTGTAGGGAGCCCTACCTCTCTATAGTCGCCTTTTCTTTTGCATAGGAGAGAGAGCATGGCAAACGAAGACAAACTCCACGAATTTGATGTTGAAGTTTTCTCGGTAGGAACCTGGAACGGAGATAAATATTCAGACAAAGACCTTGAGGACATGGAAAAGAATTTCGCTGCCCTCGGGGAAACCATAAAGCCCCCGGTGAAACTCGGCCATAACGAGGACCAGATGAAATCCATCTTGAAAGATGGTCATCCTGCCCTTGGATGGGTCAAGAGTCTTCGCAAGGTCGGGAGCAAACTGGTTGCGACATTAACGTCTGTGCCTGATATCGTTTACAAGGCGATCAAGGCGGGGCGTTATAAGCGCGTAAGCTCAGAGATATACTGGAACTATAAGCAGGAAGGCAAGATCTTCAATAGGGTTTTCGCTGGCCTTGCCCTTTTAGGCGCTGACATCCCCGCAGTGACCAACCTCAAGGACCTGGAAGCATACCTTACTCAATCCATGCAGGACGCATCGTTTGAGCGAGTTGCAACCTATGCCTATGCTGTGAACGAAAGCGGGGAAATCGACATAAACGACAATGGAAAAGGAGAAAAACCCATGTCAGATGAGACAAAAATATATACGGACAAGATCGCGGCTCTTGAGGCTGAGAATGCTTCCCTGAAAGAAGATGCGGCCAAGGCCAAGAAGTACGAGGCAGATCTTGAGGCGATCAGAAAGGACCAGGCAGAAAAACGCAAAACCGGGCAGCAGACAACCCTCAAAGAGTTCTGTGAGCAGATGGTGAAGGACGGGAAACTGCCGCCGGCTGCAAGGGACAAGCTCTGCGATTTCGGCAAGCTCTCATATTCCGATGAGGCCGGGTACTCAATCGGCGTCGATACAATCATCGACGTTCTTAAAACCTTTGAGAAGGTGATCCTCGATACCAGCGAGAAGGGCGAGGCCGGGAAGAAAGAGGGAAAGACCTCTGCAAAGAACGTATATGACGAGGTCGATCAGAAGGCCAAGGCATATATCAAGGAGCACAAAGATGTTTCCTATGAAGACGCAATGCAGGCTGTGCTTTCCGAGGACGAAGACCTTTCAAAGAGGTATTTTTCTTCAACGGCAATCGATCTGCAGGAAGATGACGAAGACTAAGGAGGTCTATCATGGCAACTGAAAATCAGAGCATTTCAACCACGATTCAGGCCCTTGAGGATCTCCGCAGCTATCGTTATCACGCCATAGCTTTAGATGATGGCAAACTTGCCAACAATGCGGAAGAGGCGAGCGGTATTCTTCTTGGCAAGCCGAATGATGATCAGTTCGCATCTATTGGCTACATCGGGGAAATGAAGTACAAGGCGGGCGCAGCAATAACCAAAGGGGCAAAACTCACTGTTACAACTTCGGGATGGTTCACCACGGCGGCATCCAACGATACGGTTGTGGGTGAGGCAAAGGCGGCGGTCACTTCGGGGTCTTTAGGCACAGGACTCTTTTCGTTCCCAGGCGCAACGGCAAAGGCCAGTTTCTTCACTCATCAGACGAGTTGTGACGCTGCATTCCTTGCAGGCACAGCAATTCACCTTGTGGACAGGAAGCAGGCAGATAATGATCTTGAGGCCGATATGATCTTCAATGGCGCTGTCACATCCGGGACGCTCGGTACTGGTATTCTTTTCGGCAAGTCAACGCTCCATATGGCACCGAACCAGTGCTGTTCCCTCGGTGACGATCTCATGATCACTACCTCCGGGTATTTTATTGCCGTGACATCGGGGAACATCATGAACGCAAAGGCCCTTGAAAACATCAGTTCGAACTCAACAGGTGCAGGGTTCTTCTATGGCACCGGTGGCGGCATGACAAACACATAAAGTGAGGTGCAACAATGGCGTTTAAACTTGAATATCTTGGACATACACTGGAAGCAGGCGCGGACCTGAGTTCCTTACAGTATTCCGCTGTCAGCCTTGACGATGGTGCAAGGTCGATCAACGGCGCAGAGGCAGGCGGGATATTGCAGAACAAGCCCAAAAATAACGAGTTCGCGGAAATCGGCATTGTCGGAATTATGAAATTCAGGGCGGGCGGGTCAATTACAAAAGATGACTGGCTCACCGTTGACAGCAATTCCTCAATGATCAAGGCAGGCTCGGGGTATCATCTGGTTGGCAAGGCACTCATGACAGTAACCAGCGGCAGCGTGGGAACAGGGAAATTTAACTTCATCAATCCCCCGTATGCCTTCAGCAGTTCATTCGTGCTGTAAGACAACAACGAGAAAAGGAGAAATATCATGGCAGGTGGAGGATTCACAGGACATGACGTTCATATCGATGTGCCTTTGTCTCAGGTAGCAATGGCATACACACCCAAAAATCTGATTGCGGAGGCCCTTGCGCCTATCGTCAACGTAAACAA